TCGTCGGGATAGAGATCCGACCGCGCCAGCTCGCCCATGATGTAGTCGTCGTCAGCCACCTGGCATCACCGGTCGTTGCGGTTGTGTCATCTTGAACTGTGCCTGCGCGCGCTGCTGCTGCATCTTCTCGGCCATCTGCGCGCGCGAAGCGATGCTCTTTTGAATGTCGGCCTCAGCCTTTTCGCGGTTAATCTGCATGTCCTGTTGGCCCTCGAGCATCTGCATCTGGTGCGCCTCGCGGCTCTCCATCGCCTTCTGGTTCTGCACCTGCACCTTGGCTTGCTGGTCACCTTGCTTGGTCGACAGTCGCATTTGCTCGATGCGCTGCGCGTTAAACAGCTCCATCTTCTTGTGATCGTCCTTCTGCTTCAGCTCGGCCGCCGTCATCGCCTGGTCCATCTGGTCCTTGTCGCGCTGGCGCTTGTCTTTCATTTGCTCGATCTGTAGCGCAGTCTTGGCATTGATCTGCGCTGGGTTGTTATCAGTTTGGTTCTGACTGCCCTGCTGCTCCATCTGCGCCACCAAGTCATCAATCGCACCATCGAGCGATCGGCCAGCACGGAATGGTGCGGTGGCGAACTTGAGCAGCTCACCACAGAATGTTGCACACTGCGGCTGTGCTGCAATCATCTGCGCCAGTTGCGGCAGTAGGCCGCCCAAAACGCCAACGAACTCAGAGCGCCGCTGCTTCTCGGCATTCTCGTCGGCTTGAATGGTGCTGTCGGTTTCAATGTCGAGCACGAATGATTTGGTGCGGTTATCCTTGAGAAATTCCAACACCTGCTCGATGGTCGGCTTTTCCTGCAGCTTGATGATCGTGCCGGACGCCGCCTGCTGCATTTGCTGAAACTGCTGCTGCAGCTGCTGCGCCTGCTCGGGGTTTTGCTGCGCCATCTGCTGGATTTGTGGCTGCTGGATCATCGTCAGCGCCTGCTGATGATGTTGCTGCATCTGCTCGACCACCTGCTGGATCTGCCGCTGCACCATCTGTTTCGTCGGCAACTGCGTCTGCGACATTTCAATCATCGTCACCGGTGAAAACTTTTCGGTGATGATCTCGGCGACAATCTCCGCAAGATCGCGAGCCACGCGCACCAACTCCGACTGCTTGTCACGCACCCGCGTGGATCCGTAATCGGTTTTGAGTTCTTGCGCGCCAAGCGTCTCTTGCGGATCGGTCTGCCCGCGCATGATGTCGGAGAGGCCGATGATTTGATAAACGTCGTCGATCACTTGCTTGCGCAGTGCCACCAGGGCGGTGATGGTTTGCGCAATCATGTCGATTGGCAGCCAGATGATCACCTCTTTGCTGCCGCCAAATGCAGCCCAGTTGGAAATCGGCACCAACATCCGCCCTGGTGTCTTCATCTTGATCGCCGCCTGCACTGCATCGGAGATCTCGGCGCCGCCGGCGGGATAAAATCCTTTCGCCTCGAGCGCATCGGAGAGCGCGTGGATCCTGCCCGTGAGCAGGTTCACTTCCTCGAGCTGGTCCTTGTATTGCAACACGTCGGGCACCGGCACGAGCGAATTGCGCTGACACGTTCCGTACGCCGGCTTGGGACACGGGAAGAAGTTTTGTAAGTCTAGGTGCGGATCGTCCTCGTCCAGGATGTCTTCGCAACCCTCGCCAACCCAGACGACACGCCGCTCTGACTTGTGCCAGATCTCCCAGAACTTGGCGCGCTCGCGCTTGTCGGCGCCGCCAACTTCTTTCGTATCTCTATCAACTTTGTAGTCGGCCTCCTGATAGGCGTCGCCGCTGCTTTCGTAAAAGCGTTTGCGCGCCTCGCCTCTGGTCAAGTAGCTGGCGGCCGCAACCCACGTCACCTCCTGCCAGCAGCGACTGATCGAATGCAGAAAGTCGCGCCGGTGCTTGAAGTCGATGCAGACGCGCTCGGTTGAGTAGTAGCCGGTTGTATCCTTCTTGGCCTCGTACCGACACCAGGGAACGCCGCGGCCGATCAGTGCGACGTCGTCGCGCAACAGCATCATTACGTCATTGATACGGGTCAGGTCGAAGGCAACAACCGTACATCGCTCGAGCAGCTCGCTGGCAGCTTGGGGGACAGCTCGCCTGTCCTTGAACTTGGGCACCACAACGGGGACAGGCGGCTTGGCGTAGATCGATGGCTTGAGCACCTCACAATTCGCCCAGAATATCTGGTACTCCTTGTCGCGCGCCATATTCGACAGACGCTCGAGCGATGCATACTGCTTGTCGATCTTGTCGCAGTGATCGTGCCACTTCTCGAAAACCTTCTCGCTCTCGGTCAGCAAGTTGAGCCAAGCCTTGGCCTTCTTGGGTTCGATCGCCGGATTATATTCCAGGTCGTCGTGCCGCACGTCGGGATCGGCCGCTGCATTTGGTTTCTTAACTGCCATAACGTGTCCACCCCAAATAAATGCCGGCCGCCAGGATCAATACCAACAATGCAATCAGTGACCAATCCATTGCCAGAAGTCCCGGTTACTTTGCTCGGGCACCATCACAAACCAACGCCGCAGCTCGTGCTCAACCATCGCGAAAGCCGGTATGGCGCGCCCTAGGCGGGTACGTGCTTTCCACCGGCGCTTGCTCGTACGCTTTTTCATTACGCGCCTCGTTGATCAGCTCGGCGATGCGCTCTGGCGTCTCCTTCACAAAAGCAGCCAGGCCGCCAAAGCGCAGCAGTGTGATGTCGTCCTTCGTCACCTCGAAGCCGACAATGGACAGAATGCTGACCCACAGCGGTTTCGTTGGTTGTCTCGCTTCGTCGCATTGCGTTAGTTTAATGATCATACCAATTCCCCCACAGCTGCGATCGCGGCGATAGCCGCATCGTCATAGCCGCCTTTCTTAACCGGACACTCGACGCGACCGCGGTTGGCCGGATGCTGACAACAGCTCGAACCCTCGCACGATCGTGACATGCAGATTGCTTCGGCGACACGGCGCAATCCGTCATCAGTAAACAACTTCACAGCCGGATCCCCTTGCGCTCTTCTACCGGCAACGGAATGTGCCAGCCTGGTTCTGGTTCTTCAGCCACCTGGCGCCGCTCTGCCTGACGCCATGCGAGCGATAGGTAACGAAACGCCGCGGCCGGATGCGCTGTCCAATCGTGCACGTCGGATTGTCGGAAGGCTTTCTTCTCATCATCCCACTCGCGACGGTATTGTTCGAGCGCGCTGATGCCGGTTTCTTCCGTCCTCGGATGAAACACGCACAACGGCAACGTACGGCGGGCTGCGTTGATGCCGTCCTGAAACGTCGCGAACGGAACGAGTTGGGGTTTGAGCCCCAACGCCGACATGGTTTCGACGCGCGTCTTGCCAGTGCCCCACTCTTTTATTTTCGCATCATGAGGAACATAGTCCGTGCCATGCATCCACCCGTATTTGCGCTCGCGTTCCTCAATGACCGTTGCGTAATGCTCAACGCCGACGCCACTAGCCGCGTAGTGGTCAAGGATGAAGAGCTGCGCGCCGACGATCTGAAACCACCAAATGCTCGTATCGTCTTTCACTCCCAAGTCCCACGCGCGATGTACGAACTGGCCTGGAATGGCCTCAACCTCAACAATTCGCCCTTCATTGCGGACATCGGCCATTTCGAGCGCAAAGTACGCACCCAAGATGGAAGCCTGCCAATCACAATAATACTCTTGAAGATATTGGGCGCGGCCGACATCGGCCCCGTATAGCGCCGTGTACTCCTTCAGCGTTTCTGCGAGAGCAGCCTTAGTGAGTGCATGCGTATCATCAACGGTGAGGAGTTGGGAGAACCACTCTGATGATTGAGCCGAATGCCGAAACATCTCGAACGCATGATTGCGTCCGCGGGGAGTAGTGATGAATGCCGCCCAGCCGTTGTTCTCCTCGAGCATCGGTCGGTGATAGGCCCAGGCGCTTGGGTTGGCGAGCGCCCACTCTGAGTAGACAATGCCGGCGACTGAGGCGCCGACGGTGGCGTTGTAGGTATCACTGCCAATGCATTGCCAGGTTGATCCGTTTCTAAGCCTGATAAACATCTCGTTGTCGTTAGTGCTGTCGCGGATCTGTTTGGGAAAAACTTCATCAATTCTCCTCTTGCCGGTGTGTGCGTTGATCGCTGTCCAGATCGCTTTGCGTGACTGTGCATACTCGGGAAGACAGTGCCAGTAATTGCCGACACGCTCCATCATCGACACCGCAGTGTGGTGCAAGCACACTTCATCTTTGCCAGCACGACGATGCCACACAGCCATCGCGCGCTTACCGTCACGCGCCAAGTATTGCCACAACTTTTCCTGGTGCGGCCGCGGATGCCAGTTGTTGTATGGCACATCGATCTTAAGTTTTACCGTCGTCGTCATCCTTCAACATTTTCCTGATTGTTATTTCGATCGCACCAGCGCCGTCGGCGCCGGCAACAGGCTGGATAGCTTTGCCCCAACCGCGGTCCATCAGGATCTGCGCGGCCGCAACGCTAATGCTGTTGGATTGATCTTTACCAGGATCAAGCATGAGCCCTCCCAGGCGCAGGATGCACTGCTTGGTGTAGCCGCGCGCTAGCGACCTGACGTCAGGCGGTATTTTTTTGCGTGGCAATGATTTAAGGGGTCAACCCCCTCCCTGCTTGGCCGCCATTGACCATGTTGAAGCGATCCTCAAGTTCGCTAATGCGCTCGCGCAGCTGCTCGATCATCTCGCGATCGCGAATGAAGTCGTTTTTGATTTGCAGCGCCAGTTGACCAAAGCCGGATGCAATGAAGGCCTTCAGCTGCTTTTCCATAGCAGCGTAGTAGTCGTTCTGCATGCGCTTACCCCGAAACAAAAGAGGGCGCCACAATGGGCGCCCTCTCGTACCTTGGTCAAGTTGGACGCTGGTTCAGTCTTCAGGATACTCATGCGAAAACGGCACTTCGCCGGCCAAGAGTTTTCGGAAATAAGCGTCGCGCTCGGCCTTTCGCCGCCCCGCCTCGATCATTCCCCTGATGCTGGCGACAACGATAACCGGCACAAGAACAACCACCCAGAAGATCACTGCCAACGCTGGATGCACAAAACCCAACGCCACACCGATCAGGAATGTAATCGGACCCCAGATCCCCGTCATCAGTTATCCCCCCGTTTCCACTTAGGTACCACCGGCGTCTCACCATGCGCCACCAGCGATCGCAGCAGCAGCGCCGTCGCGATCGGTATCTCGGCATCACCACTGACGTAGCGATGCGAGGTACGGCCAGACACGCCCACATAACGACCGGCCGACGCCTTGTTGAGCCCTAACTCCTTGATAATCATCTTGTATTGCCGCGGCGTCATCAACCGCTCTTTCTGCCAATCAGACATTTTTCAGCTCCTCTGTTGCGATGCCCTTATTTAGGCCACCCAGACAGGGCTGTCAATATGTCAGAACCCACTTGACAGGGCTGACAGTCTGTCCTATATCAGCCTCATCGCAACGGAGAAAACACATGTCCAACCTGACCAAGACCATTGATGCCCTCGGCGAGATCAAGGCGCAGATCGCCGCGCTCAAGGCTAAGGAAGACGAACTCAAGGCCGCGCTCGGCGACCTCGATGTCGGCGCCTACGAGGGCGACCTCTTCCGTGTCTCCATCTCAGAGACAAACCGCGAGACGCTCGACATGAAGGCGGTCCGCGCCCACCTCTCGCGCCAGTTCATTGCGGCGCACACCAACGTCACCCCGGTGCGGACCCTCAAGGTCAGCGCCCGTACCGGCAAGGATCTGGCAGCGTAAGCTGCCGTTTCCTCCCACCAGTTCATCACAACCGGAGAACGCGACCATGACCAAGGCAACCATCAACAACCAGCACGACTACATCACTCTGCGCATCAGGTTCGATGACGGCACAAAACTGAACATAACCAAGTCTTTCAGCGGCATGAAACTGTCGGGCGACCATGCCAACAAGGACGGCCTCAACTTCTTCAGCGCCTACCTGAAGCAGAGAGGTAAAGGCGAGGGCCGCACTCTCGGCACCGCCTTTGAAGAACTGCGTATAGCCGCGACCAAAAGCACAGACATCCTCTCGTTCCTCGATGGACTGAAACAGGCATGAAAATCCTCATCGGCTGTGAACACACCGGATCCGTGCGCCGCGCTTTTGCGGCGCACGGTCATGACGCTTGGTCTTGCGACCTGCTGCCCGCCAGTGATGGTGGCCAGCATTTGCAGTGCGACGTCCTCACCATCCTCGATCAGGGCTGGGATCTCGCCATCTTCCACCCAGACTGCACCTACCTCACGGTGTCAGCCGAATGGGCCTATGGTCCCGGTCCATATCACCAGAAACTCAAACCAGAGACCCTTGTCGGTAATGCCCGCAAGGCTGCACGTCTTGCGGCCGTTGCTTTTGTCCGCCAGCTGCTGGCGGCCCCTATCCCACGCATTGCCATGGAAAACCCGATCGGCCACCTGTCAACAGCCATCGGCAAGCCACAGCAGATCATCCAGCCGCACTGGTTTGGTGATGATGCCAGCAAGGCAACCTGCCTCTGGCTCAAGAACCTGCCGCCACTAGTACCGACCCTGCACATCGCCCCGCGTATAGTCGCCGGCCGGCCACGCTGGGCCAACCAGACCGACAGTGGACAAAACCGCCTGTCGCCCTCGGATGACCGCTGGGCGCTGCGCGCGGCTACCTATCCGGGGATCGCCGCCGCCATGGCGGCACAATGGAACGACGCGCCCGATCCGCAATTCCGCCTCTTCTAGGCACCGGTGGCGGTGGCGCCGGCGCCGTTTTCTTCCTGCCACGCGCGTCCCTGACAGCCGCGGCAAACAACCAGCTAACATCCCTCGCCAGCATAACGCTCCACCACCTCGGCGCCGGGGAACTTACGCTTGATCGCCGCCACCGTCATAAAAGCCTCAGAGGAGGCCATCAGCGTTGCCACCTCGTCGGGTGAAATCCACACGACGTCCTGGCCGTGCAGCTCGACCACACGGGGTTGGCTGGCCTTCTGGATGCCGATCGCCACCTTAAACCCGGTCGTCGGGCACACCCCCAGCAAGTAGCTGTCGTCGGGAATGTCGGCCTCCTCCATTGCCTTAACCGCGGCCGCATAGCCGCGGACCAGGGCAGCACCCTGGACCTGCACCTCGTTCGGCTCGCCTGTGGCACACGCCTCGGCGAAGATCTCCCGCTGCTCGTGCAGCCGCACCGCCAGCTCATGGTCGTGCCGGCGCAGCCCGATAACCGTCCACCGCGCCTCAAACTGCGCGGCCGCCTCATTGACGTCTTTCACCCATCGTTTTCGCAGCTCGCTTGGTGTCATTTTCAGCCTCCTGTTTTTGACAGCCTGTCACCCCACTAAAGCGGTTTCGGCACCGCTCTCTACCCCCGCCCCTATACACACTACTTTTCCTCCTTTTTGTTCTCTATATACCCCCTTTTTTATATATCTCTCTCTCTAAGAGGAGTATAAGTGATTTATTGCTTTGAACCCGCCGGTAGCGCCTGTGCCGCAGGCACAACTTGCAAAGCAGTTGTCTGGTTGCCGGTGCTTTGCTAAGTGCTGGTTTGCTTTGGTTCAAAGCAGTTTGTCAGCAGTTTGAAACCGCCAAAAATCAGTTCAAAAACGTGATTGGTTTTTGACATCCTGTCCATCCTGTCCATCTGGCAGATTGATCTGGTTGATGTCGGCTGAGGTCGCCGCAAAGCCTCCCGGCTTGGCCGACGCCTTGGCGTAACTGTCCCAAGCCGCTTTGCCGACATCGGTTAGTTTGATACCGGTGATGTAGCGCCGGCCACCATCACCTTGGATGTCACCGAGGCCGGGAATGCGCGCGCGCAGCTTGGGCAGTAGCCAGCGGCCGCCGACCGTGCGCGCCTCGTCGCCCTCCATGTCGGTTTCCCAGCCATTGTACGACCGCACCAAATCGCGCCGTTCCACCTTCATACCCTTCGCCACCGCGACGGCCTCGCGCGCCCACTCGCCGACCGGATTGTTCTCGTCCTTGAAATGCTGCAGCGCCGTCGCGACGCTCTCGGGGATGTCGTAGAACCCACGCCGGCGCAGCCGCGCCAGCCCCAGGATCGCCCAATTGAGGATCCCGGCGCTTTCCTTCTCGAACACACCGGCGCCTAGGCTGACGTCGCCGGCCTTGCCCAGGATCTCGGTGCGCGCGCGCTTTGCTTCCTCATCGGCAACGACGCTGGTCATCTCGAGAACGATCGACCGATTGAAGATCGCATCGGAGCCGTCGCGCGCTCGCGGCAGGCTGTTGCAGGTCAGCAGCACTGGCGTATTGAGCCGCACGTTCTGGATAACATGCCTGCCTTTCAGCTCGATGTTGATCGGCTCGCCGGTGACGATCGTCTTGAACCGTTGCGGGTCGAGCTTGTCGCCCTCGTTGATGGCATCGTCGCGGATCCAGGCCGTAGCGCCATAGAGGCTCGAGAGGCCGAAACGCTCGCCCAGCTCCGACACGGCCGGCGTTGCAATCGGGTCGCCCAGGAGCAGGGCGAAGATCCTGGCCAGTTCGGTCTTGCCTGTCCGCGATGGACCGACCAGGACCAATGCGCGGCGCTGCTCGCGCGACAGCGAGCTGATCGCTAGCGCAGCACCGGCCCACTCTTGGATCAGGTTAATCAGCGCGATCGCGTCCGGCCGATCGCAGAACATGCTGGCCAGCAGCCGCTCGAACACGGGGCATGTTTCACCCGGCGTGAATGTCGCGCCGACATGCCGCCGCGCGTAGGTGTCGGGTTGATGCCTGTCGAAATGCCCGGTTTCGATACGTAGCACTCCGTTGCGGCAGACGATCATGCCGGCGTCGGCCCAGGGGACGTCCTGTTGGTAAAGTTTTGGGTGTTGCGTCAGCCGCGTCCAAGCGAGCGCCAGCTGTGCACCGCGCGGCTGCACCTCGATCGTCTCGAACCCGGTCTGGATCAGCCCACGCAGCCGCTGCTCGTCGCTGGGGGTAAGGATCCGCCAGAACCCATCCTGATATAGCCACACCTCGCCCTCGGTGAGCATCAGGTCTTCGCGGTTGTCATGTAGCGCTTGGATGACGCCATCGGCCACGATGTACGGCGTGTCGCCAGTGGTCGGCTTGGGTTTCGGTTTGCGCTTGGCGCGCGCCTCGCCCAGGTCAACGACGTTTTCTGTGCCGGCCGACAGATTTAAATTAGTCGCTTTTTTACGGTCAGGCTGTCCGTCTTTTTGCTTCTCGAGCAGCTCGGGGTGCTTCTCCAGCCACCGCCGGCACTCACGGCGCCACTTCCGTTCCTCGTGTTTCCACTTGTAGGTAGCACCGTGCTTCTCGGCGCAGGTGCGGAAGGCGGCCATGGCAGCCGCCAGCACCTCCTCGAGCGGTTCCCCGCGCGACAACAAGGCGGCCGTGCACCGTTCCAAGGTTTCATTGATGGTCCCCGGCACCATGGCCTCGAGCATGGCCTCGACGTCGATCGGCGGTTTGTAGCCCTGCGCGGCTGCGGCCGCCAGGAAAGGGTTCGGCGCGCCGCCGGGGTCGGGGGGACCGATAACGGCGCGCCGCTGGAGTAGCGGTCTAGTGTTGGTGAGTAGCCACCCCTCCAGATCGTTAAGCGAGTACCGATTACCGTGGGTGATCTCGGCTGTCACCGGCACCCAGCTGTCGTACTTGGTGTTGTGCGTCCCAGGGAGCCGCATCAGGCGGCTAATCTCAGCGACCTGGGGGTCGCCCCCAAAATGGACCGCCAACGCACGGAGCAGACTTTCTAGCCTGTCACGGTAGGTCTGGCTGTTGACCGCGGCGTGGAACAAATACCAAACGTGGTAGCCGTGTCCGGTGCTGACCACGATCGAGGGCGGCAACTTGGCGCGGCCAATGGCAGTGCGGATAGCCTCCGCCGGGACGCCAGGGTGGTCTTTAAAGTCGATGTCGGTGTAAATGGCCGCGCTTTCGAGGATATTGTCCTTGTTGCGCTTGCCGTTGACCGTGCCGGCGCAGACGAAAATGCCGCGGCCAGGGCGATCGTTTTTCTTGATGAACATGGCGACCTGCTCCTGGTCGCGCGTCGAAAGGCGGATCTCACCTGATCCATCGCGCTCGTTGGCGAGGCTGGAGAAGTAGATCGGCCCTTGAGTAATCGGGTCGCCGAATACTTCAGCGACAAAAGCAATGGCCCCTTCCGCTTCAGTCATGGTCGTTCCCCCGACAGAAAAAGACCTTGGCGGAGGCCGGCCCCGCCAAGGGTACGAATGGCGGCTTTAGAACCGCGGCTTGGTCTTACCCTTCGCCGGCTGCGCCTTGGCGGCAACTGCGGCAGCAGTCATGACCTTTTTTGCCTGCTTTGCTTTTTTCTCGACCGTCTCGGGCGTGTCGAACGGCGCATCAGGTTCGCTCACCTCGTTGGCTGTCCGTTCGTCGCTGGCCGTCTCCACGAACGCCGACTTTTTCACCCACCCGACAATCTCGAACGTCGGGTACTTGATGCGGCCGTACGACTTGTTCTGGTGCATGTACGAGCCGGTGCCGATCTTGATCACCGGGTAGTCGTTGGGGTGCTGGCGCAGCAGCTTGCCGTACTTCACGCACAGGTCGCCGACGGCATTGATGCCGCCTTTGCTCGAGGTGGTGAAGGTGTAGAGATCGTCCTCCGATCCTTGCAGCAGCAGGTAGTTGGTCGCCAACCTCCCACTGATCCTGATCATTGTCGCCCAGCTCATTGCGCCGCGGCGGCTGGTAGCCAGTAACGACCTTGCCCATGACGTGATCGGTTGGCTTGTTCTGCGACCAGCGCACCCAGCCAACCAGCAGCTCGTCCATGTTGGCGATCAACTGCGTTCCCTCCTCGATCGGCATGTCGTCCTGGCCGGCCGTCCAATCGCCCTTGGAAAACTTCAGCAGTTGCCCGACGATCGCCGTCTGTCGGGTTGCTTCGCCGTATTGTTGAAAGAAGTTCAGCCCAGTTGTCGCAACATCTGTGCTTCCGTTCTTTTTCAAAAGTTCGTTCATTGTTTTATTCCTCTGTTGTGTTTTCTCGCCAACGAATGTTGGCGAGGTAGTGCGGGGTGCAGTGGGACTTGAACCCACCGGCACCCCTAGACGGAGGGATGACCCCAAGAATGCAAGGTTGTCGGGCACATCGTAGGAGCAGATGCTTTGCATTCGGCAGAGCTGCTCGCGTCCAAGGCGCGATGGCCAAGGCTTTCCTCCGTTTTCATGTGCTGACCGAAATCGTCAGCCGATCTGTTGGTTCTCCCACTGTTTGATACTGCTCGACATCGACGCCAGCCTTGGCGGCCGCCTCGCGGATCGCCTTGTTGTCGTAGCTCTCGCGCCCCTTCACATTTGTCCAGGCAACAACACCAGGCACCTTGCGGATGCCTTTCTCGCGCAGGCGGTTTTTCATGGCGTCTTGTGTGGTCCGCATCAGCGCGTCGCAGGCGTCGCGGCTTCCTTCCGCGGACTTGATGACTTGCGCCATGTCTGTGATCTCAGCGACGAACTGCCTATCGAGCGGCTTTTCGTCATCGGTGAACGGCAAATTGCGCCGCTCGATGCCGCAGGCCTTGGTGAACGGGCAGTACTTGCATTCGTGGCCGCCGGCGATCCAGCCCTCGGGCGGGATGCGCTCGAGCGTCGTATCGGTCATGATCACCGTCGCGCGCCAGTGCGCCGCCTCGTAGATGTCCTGGTCGAACGGCACCACGAATTCTTTACCCTCCGACCAGAACGAGGCGTCGGTGTAGGAGAGCAGCGCATGCGTCGGCTGGTAGTGCGTCGTATCGCGGATCAGTCCCAGCTGGACGATCGTCTGGTAGACGTTTTCGGCCTTAGCGTTTGTCAGGTTCGAGCGCGGATCTGCGGTCTTGCATTCAGCCGTGACGCTGGTGCCGCAATCGATGGCGATCTCTTCGCGCTCGCGCTCATTGAGGTTGACGATCAATGCGTCTGGCGTGGCCGATAAATAATCTTTGGTAAACGTGCGCTGCGACTTGCCGGCAAATTTCAATCGCTTGCCGAAACGCTTGCGCATCGCCGGCACCCAGAAGTGCTGCTCGAACGCCGTCCCGCGCCGCCGTGCGCCCCAGCTGTCGACAAAGCCTTCGTCGCGCGGCACCGCCAGGCGCTTGTCGTCCTCGTTCTTCGTCCAGAAGATCTTGCGAATGCACTGGCCAATCTCGGAGGCGCCGACGGTCGACGCGCGATCGTCCTTGGAGAACACCGGCTGCGTCGCGTTGGCGTACGCATGCAGGGCATCGGATATGATCATGAGATTTCCCTTGTGATGAACGATTAAAGCTTCTGCCGGGTCGTCTGCCTTGTCAACATGTCGCGGATCGTAATGAACGCCGTCGGCCCTTCGCCAGGGATGCCGTCATCGTACGGCTCGTAGCCGTTGACGATACGCAGGCGAACGATGGCGGACGCAACGACACTCAGCAGGACATGCTTGGCCTCGGCGTCCAAATCGTGGATCCACGCGGCGCCGCGCACATAGCTGATGAGCTTGTCGCTGTCTTCGATCGTCATCGTGCGCAGCAATCGCGTCAATGTTTTCCACTGCTCTTTTTGCTGGCCCATTAGTTGTGTCCTGATCAGCGATCGCTTCCACCGGTAGTAGTGGCGCACTTGCTTGTACTGGTCAGCCATCTTCTTTTCTGCCGGCGTCGGCACCATCGGCGCCTTCGCCGCGCGCTTTTCTGCGGCGCGATACTTTGCCTTGGTGGCGGCAACAACCTGGCGCAGGCCTTGTGCTTCAAACGGATTTGTCACGCAGCCTCTCAACCTCGTCGACCAGGTCATCGATGCGATCGTGCAGCGATTTGTTGTGTTCGATTACGCGCAGGCCGGTCCAACTTGGTCGCACGTCCTCGAGGCGCCAAGCTTGTGCCGCCTCGCGTAACTGCGCGATAGGAATTGTTTCGAGGCTTACTTTAGCGCGCCGATCGTCAGCAGGAAGCCGATCGCTTCTTGTAGCGTTCGCACGATGGTGTAGCGGTGGCCTAATCTTTGGCATCGCGCCTCAAATCCTTTCTGGTTGTCCGACTGCCGCCCCTTGGCGGTCTTCGTCTCCATCCACGCGCATTTGCCACCCGGCAGCAGGACACAGAGGTCGGCCGCACCGGGCGTAAGCCCTTCCTCTTTCATCCTGGCGCCCATGCGGCCACTGCGCTTGCCGGCGTTGGGGATGGCGACTGCGAACACGTTTGGCGCGGCGTTGTAGTACAGGTAGTTGAGGATTGCCGCTTGGATCAGGTGCTCGTCGGCGAGCGAGCGATACTCGCCCGGCTTCACAGGCGTCGCTGCCAATTTTGATACGCCATCTGTGCGTGATGCCGGCAATAGGGCTTGTCTTCGACAACGGCGGCGCCGCAGAATGTAAACGGCGACCGATCTCCGGTCGGCCATCGGCAGTCGCCGGGGCCCAGCTTCTCGAGCAGGTAGGCGCCACTCGGCAACGCCTCCCTGACGTTTCGCGGCGGCTTGGTCCTGGCGATCTGCACAGCGGTTTTCTTTCGCCGTTGCGGCCGCAAGCGCACGGTAGGGCGGGACATGCCCTCTCTGTTGGCACGGCCAATGATAGCGCTGCGGGTGAAAGGAATGCCGAATTCGGCCGATAACCGGCTGGCGATGTCGGAGAAAGCGAGGCTAGCGTCCTGCATGAGCTTGCTAAATCGGTTTATCACGGGCGGTGTCCAGTTCGACATGAGGGGTACCCCGGCTAAGTGTTTTTGTTGCCCTTGCACGTTAGTCCAAAACGTGTGATTGTCCAAACATAAATGGAGGGCTGAATGACTGACGCTACGTTGAGAGAATTACGCCGCAACGGCAAACCGCCGGCACCACCGCCACCCTTACAACCCACACCGGAAGAACTGGCGGTCAAGACCGCGGTCGAGCATCACGTCGCCAGCTATCAGCGGCTGCAGCTCGAGCGCGACGAGGCGCGTACCCTGGCGAACAAGCAAGAGCAGATGCTCACCGTCGCGCGCATCGAGATCGAAGGCCTGCGCGCTGAGTTGTCCGCTTCGCAGTCGCGCATCGCCTCCTACCAGCACGAGCGGGATGACGCCATTGCGGTCTCTGCCAGCTGGGAAGGACTGTTCATCGATGTCAGCGCCATGATGCGCGCGCGCGGCATTCCGGCCGGCCCACACATCAGGGAAAAAATTAGTGACAAAGCGCCTGATTGATCGCGACGAGCTGTGGACGCTGTTCGTCATGCACTACTGGGACAGCTTCCAAAAAGATCGCGACCTGATCCTGTCGCATATCAACGACGTGATGATGATGGTGAAAGATGAAACCCCTGCCCCCCGACGTTCCACGGTGCCGCGGCCTGCGCCCAGGAATGCCATGCCCCGTGCCAGATGACTGCGATTGCAAGCGCATGGATGCGGAGATGGATGCCGCGTTCAGCATGACCAAGCCAGACGATCGCATCCTGCTCTACGTCGCGCTCGTTCTGGCGCTGGCGACCGCCATCAGTTTCTTTGCCGTCTGGAAGGCGATGGGCGCCGATATCGATCGCGCCTGTCTCACCAAGGCAGAGGCGCGCGCCAAGTATCAGACAAGCCATTTGTATTGGCATAGCGCGCGGCATTGCTGGGATAACCGCTCGATGCGGGCGACCCCTAAGGCCGATCGCCTGCCACTGCACCGGCCCAAGCTGGAGCCGGATGGTGCGCTTGTTCAGAAAGCAATCGTCGCCCACGGCCCGACCGTGGCTTATCCAGATCTCATGCCGGGAGGCGGCACGGTCGTTGCCATGCTGCAGCCAGAAGCGATGACGCGGTGGCCGTTGGTCGTGGACCTCGATGTCGATCCACCATCGTTTGCGCCATGGCGCGAGCGTGTAGCGCCGCTGGGACACTAACCGCCGCACAATGACTGAGAACGAATTAATCGAGGAACTGCAACGCGGGGCCGGAATCGGTGCCGCGTTATCTGGAAATCCCGAGTACATAATGGACTTAATGCGAAAGGCTGCGCGCAAGATCAAAAAGCTACGCAAAGAACTTAATGGCCCTACAGGAGATAACTGATGGCTTTGGATCACATTACGCTGCCAGACTGGAACAGTCTCTCAAATGACGAGCGTACCGAGCTTGTTAAAATTGTTAGCTGGTTTAGTTGGCCTCCGGGGAATGACGGACAGTTTGCCCTTGAGTTCTACAACGCAGTTAAAAAAATGGCATACGAACATCGTCCAAAAATCTTAATGGTTGGCGATGTCCAATACCGAGGCAACAAACCCCTTCCTGGTGGCTGCGGCCGCGCAGGGTTACTTGTTGGCTAGAAAATGAAACCAGACATCGACATGGTTGCGATAGCGGCTGTCATCATTGTGGTGATGTTTGTCAGCATGCGCCTGCTCTACGGCTACTGGCCGTGGCGGTTTCACCCGCAGGTTAAGCGCATGCGCGAGATCGTCATCGAGCAGGTGAAAGCTGACGGTGGAATTAGTTTTGAGCCAATTACCGCGTCTCCAATTCTTGGGGTGGCAAACGAGAACGGAGATACGTTCGTCCGGCAAATGGGAGGCGGGCCGGAACAATCGCCACCCAAGGGGACCAACCGTACAGAGGAAACTACATGAAGAAAGTCTTACTACTCGCTGCCGTGGCCATGCTGGCTGCGACGGCTGCGAAAGCTGACATTACGCTTGGAGGGACGAACTGGTCCTTCAACGGAGTGGACAATCTCGTCCTGTCTCCGGTTGTGCCGGGCGGCAACCAGCCACAGAACATCCAGTGCATTATCTGCGGCGCCAACCAGCCGCAGCAATCGAACACCTTCGGCTACACCAACTTTGGCAACGCCGGTAATCAAACCAGCGAGGTGTACTTCTCGACCAACGTGATCGGTGGCGGCAATCCCGGCACCAACACTGTCGGTACCGGCTATGACGGTTCGTTCTTGCGGGCTTATCTGCTCGCAACTGGTGATCCGACATTGACGTTCACGATCGGTATCGACGCCAACGATGCCAACAACCCGCAGACGCTGTCGTCGTTCTTCCTGCTCAACCTCACAACGCATACCGTGTTGTCAGCATTTACCGGCGGGACGACCGGCAACATCGCGACGCAGAACAACGGCACGGGGTTTCCTGACTATACGCTGGGTGAGTTCAACATCACCATCGGTCAGGACATTCATGCGGGCGACCAACTGATCTTCTTTGCCAACATCCAGAACGCGAACGACGGTCCTGACAGCTTCTTCATCCAGCCGCTTGCAGCACCATCAGAGGTTCCGTTGCCGGCAACCGTATGGTTGTTCGGCGCCGGCATGGGCGGACTAGCCATGCTGATGCGCAAGCGCAAGAAGCAACTCAGTCAGGATATGACTGTAGCGTAGCGTAACGAGTACCCTGGCGCGGCGTTTGGCACCCGCGCCAGGGATTAAGGAGAGACGAATGCCGCGCAGAGCTGCTGGCGTTACCCAAGTCACGGTCAAGTATACGACGCGATCCGGCCGGCCGCGCATTTACAAGTATTGGAAGAGCCGTATTTACGTCGACGGCCGCAACATGGCGCTGGGTCATTACAAGACCAGGGAAGACGCGCTCTACGCCTATCAGCGGGCGCAGAAACTCTACAGATAGGACCGCTTGACAAGGCTGCCAGACTGTCCTATATTGCTCCTGTTCATCACAAGGAGCTGATCAATGACACGAGCACTACCCTACAACGAGAGCCTAATTATCGGCCTGGGCTGGTTCTACGACCTGCACATTGCCGGCGGCTGGACGCACATGGACGTGCGTGACGACGAGGGTCGTCGCATCCCGTTCAACACGCCAGCTGACGTCGTTCGCTATCTCGACATCGAGGGCGAGTAACGTGGAACGCTCGGTCGCTATCAAAAAGCTTGGCAAGTTGCTTGGCAAGAAACTGGGCTATCGCATCAACACCAAGGCGCCGACACAGGAAGAAAAGGCCGCGGCGGCAGCTGAGTTGCCGGCAGCAGTGGAGGAGCGCCGCAGGCTCAAAGAACAAAAGGACGAGCGCTACCGGACCATCATTGCGGCGGATGCGGAGTACCAACGCCTGTTTGCTGAACACCGCGTCGCCAGCGACAGGACCGATCGGCTGTCGTCCATCACCCGCTGCCACAAGATCACCGTTGGTGTCTCTGAGAGCATGTTCTTCCTCGTCAAAGCTGAAGGCGACAGCTGGGAAGAGGTCATCGAAAAAGTATCAAGAAAGGGGGTGACTAAATAAATGGGAGCTGAAAAAAAACCGTTCGAGGACGACTGCCGCAAGTTGGCTGAAATCGTCCTCGCTGACGAGTTTGTTTTTTACAGCCAGGTCGATCGCAACGACCTGGCTGCTGAGATCCAGAACACGCTCGAGAACTGGGTTAATCGCAGGAACAGCGAGCACGAGCCTCACGGGAATATTCCCGGCGAGACTTGACTGCAACTGGCGGCCGCTAGTCCCCGAATAAGCGGCCGCCAGCCAGCCCCTCGCGAGGGGTGCCATCAGGCCCGCGGGGGCTCACACCATCAAGCCGGCGCAAGCCGGCTTTTCATTGACCTACGTCAAAAAACAAACGCCACCGGGGGCTGAGGCCGGTGGCGTCTGATCACAACACAGCTCGTTCATCACAACGGAGCTGGCGCACTATCGCAGCGCATGACGTCTGCGTCAAACCAGCAGCGGCAACACGCCTCCCAGGAGCCGCCCTGAGTGAGGAAGAAGTAACCTCACAAGAATGAGAATGCAGACCAAGGCAAAAATGATCCAGATAATCTGGACGACCTTGGGTGGCAGGGCAATGCCGGCCACCGTCTGCAGTACCCAGATGATCAAGTAGATCACCAACGCCAGCAAGCAAATGTAAATCAGCGCATAGATGATTGCTTCGATCATGGCGATTACTCCGGTGGCCGCTCGAGGACGAACATTTCCTTCTCGTCGCGCAAGTAAACGTGTGTCACGCCATCAGCCCGCACGGTAACGTAAATGACGTGCGCCGGGTTCACCCAGACCGACTGCTGGCGGACGCCTTCGCTGTCGCACCGCGTCAGCTTGACGAGATCGAACACCGCCTTGTCATATTCAAAGTGTGCGACCAGCTCGGTGTTGGTGGTGAGCGTGAATGTGTAGGAGGCGTCGGTGCTCGCCTCGAGGCCGTTGATGTAGGACCAGTGCGTGAAGGCGTAGTCGGGGTACGCCCTGGCGACGATCGTGACCTCGGTGCCTTGCGGAAACGAGCCGTCGCCGGCTGTATCGCCACCGATGGCGGGGAAGGCACTCGTTGTGAGCGTCGACATTACCGGGCGCGGTTCGCCTGTGTCAGACACCGTACAGCAACCTTTTCTGGTTCACGGTATTACCACCTCGTGGGGCGGCTCCTTCACCCCGATGGTCGTCTCATAACCTTAAAGGCCGCGGCGTTGTCAGGCGTCGCGGCTTTTTTAATTAAATCCAGGCCGGCGCCGCCGTTTCGCGTTCGTACTGCGCCGGCGGATCCAACCGGTGTACTGCATACAGCAGGCCGCTGCATCCCGGCTGTTGGTCCATCGTATCGGCATCGAACTTGCCGTCAGCCACGTACTTGCCAGGCTCCTGGATTGTCGTGCCGGCCCACAAATAGGGCGATGGCAGGCCTTTGTTGTAGTAGCCGGTGCCGTTGTACTTCTCGAGGTGAAACAGCATTTTCTCCAGCCGCCAATCGGTGACCTCGGTCAGCCCGTCATACTCGAGCGCGTCGATCGCGCCCTCCTCCCAGCTGTCAAACGGCCCGCGGCCGGCCGGCACCAGCTCGGTGACCTCGTTAAGCGGCTCGCCGTTCCCCAGATAAGTATCGAAGTCGCAATCGCTTTCCCTGCGATGTATGGCCGCGATCATCATCCAGGGAACGCCAGTGTCGCGCTCGACGCCCTGGTAGCGCGATTTATTACTTATTGCGTGTTGCCCCAGCTCCTTGAACATCGCCGCCCAATCGGCGTCGATCGCCTCCATGGCATCCCACTGCTGGGCGTAGAGCGGCCACATGGTGCCGTAACTGAACGACATGGCGTCCTCCTAGCAACTCTGTGGCGACCACTTGAGCGCGTCGACGCGAGCGCGCTGATACGCAACAATAGAACTCTGCATGCCGGCTGCGGCGCGCGCCGGCTGCTGGTGCGGATCCTTGAGCCAACCGGTGAACAGGTGTCCGACGTTTTCCCGAAACGCATCATCGATCGCCGCCAGAACCTGCGCGCGAATGTGGACGCGGTCCTCGTCAGTCACGCAAACCGGTGTCGGCGGTGCTGCACTTTGCGCGTAGAGGAAGGTGCCGACCAGCAGCACGATCACGAATATCGTGGCGATCGCCCTGGTCATGGTCCCCACTTAACGACGATCAAACCTGGCGCGCCGGGACCGCCGGGACCGGATATAGCACCGCCCCCACCGCCCCCACCGTAATAGCCGCCATAGCCGCCGTACCACGAAGATCCGAGAAACCCGCTGGCACCACCACCGCCACCGCCACCCGATCCAAGGTTGGCTTGGCCGAAATCAGGACCGTTGCCGCCAGTGCCGCCTTGTCCAGCATTGTTGGGATGGTTGTAACTGTCCCAGACGGCTCCACCACCACCGCCACCATCGACACCCGGGTTACCAGCATGGCCGCCATCAAGATTAGAGCCACCGATCGCCGCACCGCCGCCGTAGCCGGCGTAATTGTTGCCGCCAGCGCCGGACACGTATGACGGCGCACTGTCGCCACCCCTGCCGCCACCGCCATTGCCGCCGCCACCTGGTGCCGCGTAACTAACGCTACTGCTGTTGCCGCCAAAACCGCCGCCGCCATTGGGGCCAGCAGCACCACCACCACCTGCGCCGCCGGCAGCCTGAAAGGCGCCACCATATCCGGTGCCGCCATTGCCGCCGTTGTACTTCACGTCACCAATGCCATTGGCGACATTGCCGCCGGCGCCCCCAGAATTGCCGCTGCCGCCGGCGCCAGGAGCAGCCTGACACAGCGTTGCGCCATCGCTCCTGATGAACAGCGTGTAGCCAGCGGGGCCATCAATGCGGATGGTGACGACAGATCTTGGTAAGAGGATGCAATTGATAACGCGGGAGTAGGCGCCGCCACCACCACCGCCGCCCGATTGCCCGCCTGCGCCTGCGCCTCCGCCGCCGATGCAGTGGATCTCGTTCTTGTCGTCAGTCCAGTTATCGGGGACTGTCCACGTCGTGCCGCTGCCCCACGCTGCGACTTGTTGCGTTGCCGGCCGCGGCCGACCTCCAATCAGCATTGCCTGAATACCGGGGAGCATTAACTGAGTGCCGATGCCGTTGAACAGAGAATGTTGCTGGCATCCCAGACAATGTACGAAATAACATTCCAAGTGCCTGTTGTTGTTGGCTTGATGCCATTGGCAAACTTGTAGGCAGTCCCCCAAGTAGCAGTCGGACCGACAATCATGAAAACACCCTTCTGACCTACTTTCGTATTGACCGGATTTGCAACCGTAACTGACCCTCCACCAGATATTTGAAAATCAAGACCAAGCGAAAAATCTGGCGCTACTCCACTCACCAGAAGTACCGGCGCAGCCGCCCCCCACACCGTGCCGACATCGACAACGTGCGTTGGCGCAGAGTTGGCGCGAAATTCGGCAACGGTGGCGTGAACTGTTGCCGCGGCGGCAATGGCAGCGTTCACGAACTTGGTGTTGGCAATGCTTTGGTCATTATCACCAGCTGTCTGATCCGGCGCTTGCGGATCTCCGGTCAGTACTGGCGAATTGATTGGCGCCTTGGTGTCGATGCTGGTCTGCAGCACCGTTCCCATTGCGATGAGGCTGTTTGCTACGAACTCCGTATTAGCAATGCTCTTGTCATGATCACCCGATGCCGGTGTCGGCACCTGAGGATCTCCTGTAAGCACGGGGCTGTCGAGCGGCGCCTGCGCTGCGGCCGGTTTCGTCCACGGTCCCCACACACCGCCCTTCTTCTCGCGCACCCACAGGCTGCCGGGGACAACGGTGTCGTTCTGGTCGCGCGCCTCGACCACCAGGTTGTTATTGGCCGGCGGCACGGCCGGCGGATCGGAACTGTAGACCCACCCGACAAAAGCGTGTCCGGCTACTGGCGAGCTGGTGGCGGTGCTGGCCGCATAAAACGATCCTGGATACCAAAGCTGGCTATCGAAATTAGTGACGATCTGTGACGCCTTCTCACCACCCATTGTGTTGAGCGCGTCATCGACATTGGTGGCGCCGGTGCCGCCAGCGATGATTGGACGCGGGATATTAAGATCCTGCTCAACGTCGGCGATGAAAATGTTGTACTTGTTACTCTCGATCGACTGATCGGGAATACCCTGAGTGCCGGCCGGGATATGATAGACGTTTGAACCGTCGCGCGGCATTACTGACCCCCCTGCTGATTGATCAGCGCCTGCGTAATCGCGTTGCGCATGACAAAGTTTTGCGCTGGTGTTCCTGGGTAATAGAGCGGATCAGCATCGCTAGCGGCCTGCGCCTCGCGAAACATCGGCGAGCGTTGCCGTACCAGATTGCCAGCCTCTTCAGCGGCGCCGCGTCGCAACGAACCAGCGCCAGCGCGCATGCCGCTGGCAGTAGCACCAGGCAAAGCAAAACCGATAGCACCACCGACCGGGCCACCGACAGCATGACCAAGGTAGGCCATGCCTGTACTGATTGGAGTAAGACGCGACAAGGCGCCGACAATCCCACCACCGCCGGTGAGCGCGTTGGCGCCGCCCTCGAGCGCGCGCACCCCGCGAGATCCGGTTTTTGCGGCATCGAGCGCAGCAATCTCTTCTGGGACGAAACCACGCGGGCGCTGCGTCGTGCTCTCGACGGTGCTGCGCAGCTGATTGGTCAATGCGCGTTCTGGATCAGAGGCGTTGGCTGACTTGCGCAAGATAGTGTCGACAATGCTGCCGCGTTTGCCGGCGGCGTAATCGGCAACGCCTTTCTGCAAGGCATCGTTGCCGGTCTTGTCGAGATGATCGTAGAGCATCGAACGCGCCTGCATGGCGCCGCTTTCGCCTTTCTTGCTGCCGGCGCTCGTTGCTTGGCGAAACTCATCGATGTCCGCTGGCGTGATCAGTGGCCGGGTCTTGGTCTTGTCGAGCAAGACATCGATCGCCTCGTGCGTGACCGGCGCTGCTTTTTCGTACTGGCCGCTCGAGGCAAGCTTGGCCTTCATGTCGTTGGCGAGCTGCGCGATCGAGTCCGGCGAGTAGACCACCGGCGCATTGCGGTACTCGCCAAATCTGCTGGCGCCTTTGTCCAGGAGCTGCTGGCTCGTCGGCGCCGATAACACCTCGCGCGCAGGGTTCTCGGCAAAGTTAAGCGGGATCCTGGTCGCCGCGTTGACGCCCTCACCCACCGCGCTGCGCGCCAGGCTGGTGCCAGGCAACACGCCTACCGCGCTGAGAGCTGCTTTTCCGTAATCGCCCTCACCGGCGTAGTGCTGCACATCGGCGCCCGCCATCAACGGGCCGGCCGGTGTCAACCCCAAGACGTCGCGCGCACCGCGGCCAAACTTTCCGGCCGTGTACGGATCCGCGCCGGCGCCACGAAATAGGTCCGATGCCCACTGGCCGACCCGCTCGGATGGCGATGGCGTGTAAGGTTTCAGTTCGCCAAAGGGTTGGTTGAACTGTGGTGGCGGCTTATCGGGACCGGCGATCGGATCAGTATAGGCCTCCCATGGCGCCGCCTCGGCCGGCGCCGCAGTAGGCGGAGCTGAGGCGGTTAGCGGGTCTTGAAAATCTTCCCACGGCCTCTCTTCACTCACTGGATCTTTCTCCAGCTCATGGGATCGCGCGGATTGCCGCCGATATATTGGTGGTTGCCTTTCCGCTCGCCGATGTCAGGCGCATACGATGAATTGTCTCCTTGTGCGCGCCACGCGGTAACCGGCGCGTTGACTTTGCGTTGCGCCGTCTCGAGATCACGGCGCAGCTGCGTCTCAAGATCATTCAACGCCGCATCGTAATCCTTAGGTTTTTGATTTGGATCAATTCGCGCCTGTGCAACCTGCGCCTTGTCGCCTTCGACGTTTGAAATCTGACCGCCGCCCTTAAGGGTGTTGTATGCAGTCAAGAATGTTTTGCCGACCATCTGATCGTTGATCTTGCCAAAGGCATAAGCGTCAGTGCCGGGGAATTTTGTCGTCACGCTGCTGGCCGGACCAAGGCCGTATTCCCGGCCAGGATGCGTCCGCGCCTGTTGGATCGCTTTAATCGCATCATCGAACTGTGGCGTCGCCTTCTGAACGGCCTCGACAGCGGCGACTTGCACGGGCGCTTGCAGCTCGGCCCATTTTTCCGGCGCAATGCCGGCCGGAACGGGCGGCACGTTGGGTGTGCCGCTGCGCTGCGGACTTTGCGGTGTGCCAAGCGCCGGATCGGTTTGCTGCGGCGGCGGCTGCCCTGGCTGCTGCTGACCAGGCTGACCGGTCGCAATGAGGCCTTGGCGCGTCTTCGCCAGTTCCGCCTTGGCCTTCTCCAAGTCGACACGCTTCTGTTGCGCCACAACGGGATCGTTGGCGCGCTCGGCCTGGTCTTTCTCGATCGTCAGTCGCTTGATCGTCTGGTCGAGTGCCCACTCAGGCTGCTGTGTTTTGAGTTCATATTCACGCTTCGCCTTGATGTTCTCGTTGTAGACCGAGAGCCGGTTGGCGTAGTCGGCGTCCTGCTCCTTCTGCCGCTGCTGCCGGAAGGTGTCTTCCTGTTGATACTTCTGCTGTGCGTACGCCCGATCGTCGGGACTGAGCATCGGGTCAGTCGCCTTCTGCATCCAGTAGTCCATGCTCTTCGACGGACCCAAGTCGGGCGCCCGCGTCGGCGGCCTGCCAGGATCGGGAAACGGCGGCGCACCCGCCTGTGGCGGGATTAGATCCTGCGATGGACGCTGCGCGTATGTCGGTGGCGGGGGCTGCTGCGGAGTTTGCGGACCAGCTTGCGCCAGGACGTCACCGGGCCCGCCGACCGGTGCCGGCTGAATGTCGGTCATGGTCGGTTGCGGCCCCTGCGCAGCGATCGGTGCCACGGCACCGGCGCCGGTGGGATCTGCCAACGGCACATCAGGCGATTGCTGCGCTGCAATAGCGGCCGCGATCGCATCGCGCGGGTCGCCACCCTGCGGCGAGCCTGGCGGCGAACCTGGCGGCGTACCTGCCGCGGGGGTAGGCGCGCCCGTCAGTGCGCCCATTGGCTGCAGGGTGGGGAGAGATACATCTCCCTGCACACCGGCCCTCCCAAGGGCCGCTGTGGGCCGCTGCGGCAGGGTTGTGCGGTTGGTCATTCCGACGACATCAGGCAGATAATCGTCGCTGGTAGCCTGCTCCTGCGGTTTTTGCTGCGACTGCGAAAGCAGGGCCTGGGTCACCAGGTCGCGCGCGTCTTCTGGCGGTGCGCCGCCCTCGCGGCCGCTTGGTCCGGCCCGACCACCGACCGTGGCACTGCCGGTGTCGCCACCCTGGGCGATCTGCTTGTTCGCGTAGGCCGGATCATTGTTCTCGCGCGCGTACTGCTCGGTGCGCTGCGCCATGTATTGCGGCGCCGGCTTGAGATAGCCCTGCAGGAAAGAGATCGCCGCACCGCTAGGCGAGGTGTCGGGCCGGTTCATCTCCGCATTGGCGCGCGCGTACTGTGGATCCTGCAGCCGCTCGGCCAGGAACTTGCTCTGCAGGTTGGGATCCCGCCAATCACTCCCGGGCGCGTTCTTGTCGATCCAGTTGACGTAGTTGTTCCACTCGTCACCGCCCTCTTGGTAGAGGCCGTGCGCATAGCGCGCCTCGCCGGAAAATCCCGGCTGGTCGGGGTGGCGCAGGTTCGGATCAAAGCTGCTCTCATCGCGCACGTTGCGCTCGATGCCGCTGATCGCCGCCGGCGACTGTCCGCCGCGCGACAATGCCGCCTCCATCGTGGCGCGGACACCGCTCGTCGTGCGCGGATCTCCGCGCGGTAATGCCACATCCGGCGCCGGCACGGGGCCAGCCTGTTTCACATTCGCCTGCATCGAGGCGAGCTGCGGCAACGCCATGGTGTCAGCATTGACTGCGTTGTTGCCGCCGGTCAGTGGCGCCGGCGCGTTGGGATCCTGCGACACCGGCTGCACGAGCGCCGCGATGCGATCGCGCACTGACGCTGGCGGCGTGTCCTGCACTGGTGGCGGTGTTGCCGCGGCAAACCGGTCACTGAAAGACGGCTGCTCGCTGGTTGCAGCGACAGTTGTTGGCCAAGGCGCCACCGGCGCTGTATCGGAGAAGCCTGCGACTGACGTCGTCGGCGCCTCGTCCGTATCCATCGTGCTAGCCGCCACCACCGGTGCCAGCGTGTCACCCTCGCCGGCGTCACTGGTTTTTGCGGGCGGCGGTGATGCTGGCGGTGGTGTTGCCGGTGGCGCCTGCTCCGACGGCGTGTAGGTTGTTGCCGGCGCCCCAGCACCGCTGCGTAACGCGCCGCTGCGCCTTAAAGCCTCGGCCTCGCGGCGTTGCAATCCCAAGTCCGACAACGCTTCGCCGATACTCTGCCCCAAGTAAGTCAGGCCTTCGCCTTTGTTCTTGGGAAAGCCGCCTTGCCGAGACGCCAGCGCCTGCGCGATTGCGCGCCGCTGCTTGAGCTGCTCGTAGCTCAGTCCAGTACTGCCGCCGAATATGAAACTGCCAGCGTCCTCGAGTGCCATGTCACGCCGCCATTCCTAAAACGGAACCCAACTTGCCGCCGTCGATGTACTTACGGCCTTTGTGTTCGATCACCGCGCTCGGATCGATCTTCTCGACGTCCTGCGCCATCGGGCCGACGTGCATGACCGATGCCGGATCTCCCTTGTAGCTGTACTTGTAGATCGGCAGCTCATTGTCGTTGCTGTGCGGCGTCAGCACACTGCCAAGCTTGGTGATGTTCTCTTTCTCGCGCACGTCCGACAGCAGCCCGATGCCGCCTTTGAGAATGCCGCCCATGAGGCCGTACATGCCGGCCTGCTGCTGCTGGTAGTTCTGGTTCTGCTGCTGGTAGATCGACATATCCTGCGAGAAGCGATTGTTGATGAGGCCCGCAACATCCGTTGTTGGAATTTGATTATTCGGCGTGTTGACGAAGTTCGGGTTGTTGATCTGCGAGCCCGACAGCAGCGAGCTGATCTCGTTGATCGGCTGGTTGCGCTGCGCGTACTGCTCGTTCATGTACTGGTTGCGCGCCATATTCTCGGCGTTGAAGCCGGTCTGCGCTTGCGCCACCTGCTGGGCGAGGCCAGCGTTGGCGTAGTCAGCGCGCGCACCGGCCTGCTGGAAGCTGGCCGCCTGCGCCTGATTGGCAAACGTGCCGCGCCCCTGCTGTTGTTCGTACTGCTGTTGCTGCGCGGCGTTCTCGAACCCGGCGCGCTGCGCCGCCATGTCCATCATGCGCTGCTGTTCTTGTCCCGCCTGACTGATCGCACCAAAGCGCGCGTCATTGGCCTGACGGGAATAGTTCATCATCGCGTCGGAGTAAGCCTGACTGCCGTAGCGAATGCCTTGGTCGGCAAGCTGCTGCTCGATGCCCTGCTTCTCGATGGCGAGCTGCGGGTTCATGCGCGCCATCAGCGCGTCCTGCACGTTCTGCCGATCGGCGGAGAAGTCGCCGGCACCGTAGCTCTTGGTGATGTCGCCGGCGTCGCCAAACGTCGACTGTTGCTGGCCAACATCGCCGAATGTTGTAGCCGCCTGCGGGATGCCAGTAATGCCGCTGGGATCCCCCGCCGCCGGCGCGTTGCCAAGGTCGATCTCGCTACCCAGCAACTTGCTCAAGCGATCGCTTTGCGTGTTGGCCAAGCCGGCCAAGTTAAACTTAGCAGCGTTGGTCTGATCTTGGATCGCCTGCTGTTGCGGTGACAGCGACGTCGTCGCTGTGAACTGCGGGATGGAGATGTTGGTGCCGGTATAGGGATCGGTCCAGTTGTAGGTGTTAGTTTGGTCGTAACGCAGCGAGCCGTCAGGCGTGTTCTGGTTAGTGTTGTTGAGGAATGCATTAGTGATCGCCGTCGCGACGTTGGTCGACGTCGAGGCGCGCGCCGTGTCGACGGGATTAGGCGCAGCAGGTGCTGACGGTGCGGAGCCCTTACCCATGTCAGTAGTTTCCTGGGTTTAATCCTGGCGGCAGAAGGTTGGCATTCGGCGGTTGGACGAGCGGACCTTGCCCCAGCGCCTGCGGCACGTTTGGTTGCGGTCCCTGCGGCATACCTGACGCCGGCGTCGGCGGCATCATCTGCGGTGGCGTCTGCGGCAGTGGAGACGGCGCAACGCCGGCCTGCTGCATCAACCCCCCCGGTGCCTGACCACCAGGAGGCGGCATGGCGCCAGCGGCGGCGAGCGGATCCTGCGGGTTAGGCATTGTCGAGCCCAGGTTATTGGGCGGTGGCATTGCCGGCCGCATGCCGCCATAGCCAGATCTTTGCTGCGGCATGCCAGTGTTTGGCGGCGGGTTGGCGACGCGCATCAGCGCCTGGGTGATAGCGTTGCGCTGCTGGTCGGCGCCACCACTGCCTCCTCCACCGTATGGTGTGGGTGCTGCGGCATAGTTGATTGGCATCACGCGGCCTCCTCTATTGGGGCATCATCCAAGTGATGCTTGAACCGTTTGTTAAAGCGATTGCCGATCCACGCTTCGTAAGTGAGACAGCACAGAACGCCATCTTTGCCGCGGCCAAACATGCGTGGGATCTTAATGAAATGATAATCGTAAGCGGCAAGCTGGCGCAGCAGCCGCTCGTTCTCGACCGGCGTTCGCTGCACCAGCATCTGCACACCGACCTGCACGAACGGGTAGCGGTACATGCGCTCGATGGTGCTGCGCGTAAGCCAATGCGGATCGATCGATGCGCCGTGCATCTCGATGATGCCGAAATCCTGATCGTAGTTGGTGTAGACGAGGCCGGCGATCAGCACACCATCCTCGCGCAAGACGCCAATGGTGCGCGCGTCATCGCCAAACTGGCGTACATGCGGGATCAACTGCGCAACGAACTGCGCGACAACTCTGTCTTCGCCGAATAAATAGCGATACATCATCACGCGCCTACGTTGTTGTAGTCCTGATAATTCTTGTAGATCGGGAACCTGCTTTTCAGCGGTGCCGTCTGCATCATCGGCGGCAGATTATTGACGTTGCCCAGACTTTTTTGCTGATTGTATTGGGACAAAGCCGACTGATACGCCTGAATGTCGAATGGCTGGCCGTTCTCGTCCAGGAACATGCTGTTGTCTGCCGCAGCCGGCGTTGCCGCCGCCGTTTGCGCCGCGGTGTTAGCCGTAAGCCGCTGCGCGATCGCATCACGTCGCGCGTTGAAGTCGTACTTGCCGCCCTGCGCCAGGACACGCAGCGCCTCAGGATCAACAATGCCGCGCTGATCGCCGTACACCTGCGTCAACGGGATCGGTCCACCATAAACGCCATTGCCGGCGCTCATCGCCGACGGACCCTGGAACGGCAACGGCATGCGTGTTTGATCGATGTTGCCGTAGGTCACCGGATGGTTTTCCGCCTGCCATGTGGAAACGGCGTTCTCTGACGCCGGCAGGCCGTGAATGTAGGCCGGCGCAAACAAGCCACCCATCGCGCCCTGTGGATTGTAATCCTTGTACAACCCCGCCAGGACAGAGGCGTTGTCGGTCGGAGCTGGCGCGTCTGCTGGTGTATCGACCATAGTCTCGTCCCTAGACGTTGACGCCTAATCGCTCGAATGTCGCGGCGACCGAGATCAGCTCCACATTCGGCCGCGCCGCCTGCGCCACCGTCACCTGCACCACCGGCGCATGCGAAAACCCGGTTTCGCCGACTGATACCCAACCGGTGTTCTTCACCACAGGCAGCGCCAGTGACGGCTGGTCCCACAACGCCGTATCCCACAAGCCCTGATCCCAAACATCCGCCACGCCAGGATCCGGCCCCGCCGGTGGCGGTTGTGGGACGCGGATATCGTAGTCGGTGCAGGCGGTGATCTGCGGCTGGAACGGTTCGGCACTACCGGCTGTGAACGAGGCGCGCGCCTGGTGCCAGACGCACTGCGCTGCGGCCGATTGAAACATCTCCCAGCCACCAACCAAGGTGGCAATGTACGGCTTGCCGTCATCGTAGCCGGTACGGTCGGCCTGCATGATGATGCCGTCTTGCGTTCCAAAAAACAGGTTGCCGCGCGTATACATCCAGCAGGTGGCATCGTAACCGACAAAGCGACACCAGGCGCCGCTTGAGGAATTAGCGACCAGGCAATGGCGGTCACCCGGCGCGCCGCCAGGGACAGCAACAAAGACGCCGCCGTACTCGTCCCACTTTTTTAACGTCCACGGCGCGGCAATCTTGGCGGCCACCTCTTGCCGCCACAACGGCTTGATCGTGCGGGTAACGGCGGCCAGCTCGAGCTGCTCTGCCGTCTTGGTGATCGCCTGTGAAATCGGAATGATGCCGTCGACCGTGGCGATGAGCAGGTCACCACCGATCGGCAGATGCGCGTTCTTGCCCATGGGCGGGCTCACCGCGTAACGGCCCTCCTGACGCCAGTTGGTTGCCGTCGACGGGTCGCTACCAGAAAAGATAATCAACTCACCCTGGTCGGTGCAGAAGACGCACTTGTCATCGATGCCGTCGCCGGCGTCGATCGACCAGGCCGCACCAAACAACAGGTTACCGCCTTTAGTCGTCGCCCCAGACAGCGGGATCATCTGCAATGCGCCCTGCACGGCATTGAGCGGCAGGTACCAGGCGTTCATGCTGCCGCCTTCAATGAAGAACCACCTGTTTCGGTACTTCCAGACGCAGGTAAGGTTCCTGCCGGCAACAACGGTAGATCCTACCGGACCAGTAATCTGGCCGGCATTGAAAACTGTCCAAGTCGTGCCGTTGTACTGCAGCGGCGCATCGCCGGCGTCGTTGACGGCAATGAGATAATCGCCGCCCTGGTTGGCAAGTTGCGAAGCGGAATAGTTGCCGGATCCCTGACTGTCTTTAATCAGCGTCGGCGTTCCGCCAAAGGTGACGTCATAAAGTTTTGTGGCATTAGCGGCAAACATCTTCTGCACGTCGGCACTGAGATACTCGAAACCAGAAATGATCGGATCTTCTTCGGGCAGCACAGCCCACCTCTCGCAGCCGCCGCGCAACTTGACGCCACGCAATGTCGGCACCCAGTTGTCGCAAATGATGGCGGCACCCGGCTGCATGAACGTAAAATTTTCGTTCTGGATAATGCCGCGCGTCGGCGCCGCGATCGTCGTTGTCTGCAGCTGCTGCGCCATCTGCGGCGGCACTGCCTGGCGCTTGAAGGCCTGGACAATGCTCATGACGACGGCACCGGGAAGGGATAGGCGGTACTGGCGACAACGCTGGCAGAGATCGGCTCACGACCGACCAGGATCGGCGAAGGGCTGTCGTTGCCCATGGCGAGCAGCATAGCGTCGCCGTAGGTGCCAAGATCCTCAGAATAGGGCGAGCCTTTCTGCGCCTTCCACTGCCAAATCATGCCCAGCTTGAGCAACCGGTCGCCCAACAGAAAGCTGTCGTTATCAGTCAGGAAGGTTTCACCAAGGCCGCCGCTCGCCAGAGCGATGGGGTTCTTACTGAGGTAGGCAAACGTCGCCGTGACGCCAACCGGCATCGGCGGGTGGATATGCATCTGGCCACCGTAGATAATCCACTCGCCGCGGCTATCGTAGTAGCCACGCGCGCGGCGCTGCATCCATTCATCCAAATCGGGAAAGAAGCGCATCGGTGACATCGGCGTGTTTGATCGCCAGACGTTCGCCGTAAGCAACATGCGTTTGAAGTTGGCCGGCAGATTAAAGGCTGTCGTGCCTGGATTAGTTAACGTGGCATCACCAGGAAACGATACACTCTGTTTGAGCTGTTGCCACTCGCGCGTATCGTAAGCGATGCGCTGCGCAATCTCGTTAGCGAGCGCCAGCATCTCCGCCATGGTGCGGTTGCCAGCGATGCTTGCGAATACCGACGTCGGGATGGTGACCCCAACAGGCGTGCAAACATCCCTGACAACCGTCAACAACGACATTCGTCATGCGACTTTCTGCTGGGCCTCTGTTGCCATTCGCACTAGCGTCTTGCGGTTCAGCGAGCCATGCGGTTTGTGACCAGTGTTGGTCGTAACGAAATCACGCAACTGGTCGAGGGTCATGCCGGCAAACTGATTATCACCATCGACTTTTTCACCGGCGTTGCGGTCTTGATGCCGCTTGAGGTCTTCTTCGATGATGGCGTTGCGCGCTTTGAGCGCCTCCAGCTCTGCCGCCATGGCCAGGTTTGGCGCGTTGCTCTTGCTCTCGGCGATATACTCTTGCGCTTTGTTTTTCAGATCTCGTCCGCCGTGTCCGAGATTTTTGAGCTCTTGGCCGTCAACATGTGCCAGCGCCTCCAGAGTGTAGATGTTGAGGGCGCGTAACTCGGCCCGACGAGCCTCTGTAAGAAAGGGCACATGCGCCAGCGGCGTCCCCGATTTGGTTTGCGCTGTCTGCGCCTTGAACTGTTGATACTGCCGGCGAAACCGCTCGGCATACGTCACTGCCGTCTGCTCGCCCGTCTCAAAGTTTTCTGACCAGTGCGAGAACGCAGTCGCTGGAAACACCGACATATTGCGTGAGCCAGGAAAGCGGATCTCGACAACCTCGATATCCTCGTAGATCGGTCGGCCCTCCTTCAGGGAGGCGGCCTCGTTCTTTTTGGCAAAGTTCTTAAACAGAGCAACGACGGCGGCATCAGGATCTCTTGCGGGCATTCTGCATTCTCCCTTGTGAAGAGGTCGCCGCCGGCTGAGGGCAAGGGACACCCTTGAAGACGACGACCTCCGTTTACCCAGCCTTACGCGGCCGGATTACTGTCATAGAGCCGCCAGTTAAACATCGGATTGACCTGGGTGAGTTCACCCATCCAGCCGATGAACTGCGCGATCGCGTCCTTATCGATCGGCATCTGACCGTCGCCATCGAACAAGTTGTCGAAGTTTCTGTTCGGGTGATACCGCATGCGGAAACTGTCGGTATTCAATCCGAATGTGGTGTTGGCCGGCATGTTGGAGCCGATGCCGCCGTCGAGCACGATCTCGGCGCGCTTACCGCCACCGATGTATTCGATCGCACTGAAACCAAGTTGGCCCAGGCTGGTCGAATTGGTCTGCCGCTGGATGGCAACAGTCGCCGCATCGTAAGCCGCGTAATGCTCGGGCGACATCACCAGCAGGTCGGCGTAATCCTTGCCGCGTGACTGTTTGGTCATGACGTAGTTGAGCATTGGGCGGATGGTCGTCGCACTGACCTGTGTCGAGCCGGCCAGGAACGAGTTGGCGTCGTAAGTTTTGGTCTGCCAAATGACGGCAGTGGCGCGATCAATGCCGCCATAGACACCGCTGTTAGTGACGATCGGCACGGCGGTGGCGAGGCCAGTGATCTGCTTGCCGCCGTTGGCGGTGCCGTCACTGTAAATTGCCGCGTCCATTGTATCCTCGAGGGCGCGTTCGGCAGCCGCGATGTAGCTGTCGTAAACGTCCATGAGCTGGGCGCTACCTTCGTTGTTCAAGATCTCCTGCATCGACAGGATGACCGGAACGACAACCATCTTGGGATCGAAGTAGGCATCGTTGAACAGATCGAGTGCCGGATTAAGCAACTGATCATAACCACTGTACCACTGCGCGACCTGCTTGGAGATCTGCAGCGTCTGGCGAATGCGCGGGCCACTGTAAGTGTGCCAGAGGCCCTTGCGCTTCATCACCGCAAGCATTGCGTTGTTATTGGAGACGAGATCTTCGTAGCCGCTCGAGCGGTCCTCGAGCGCCATGCTGAGTATCTGTTGATACGCAGCATTCGTGTTGATGTTTGGCATTACGCCACCTCAGATTAGACGCCGCCGTTCACGCGCGTGATTGCGCGTTGAATAGCTTCGCGTCGGCCAACTTGCTTGTCGCCCTTGCGCTTGACCGGCGGGCCGTCTGAGGGACCGCTATCGGGAGCGCCATGGATCGACTTGTCGGATCGGGTCTGAGCCGGCGTGTTGCGGGTCTGAGCCGCGTGTGTTTTCGGGGGTCTTAGCCGGTATGCACGTTGGTAGGCCTCTTCCAGGCTGAAACCAAATTGCAATTCCTGCTCGATTAAATCCCCTAATTCATCAAACCCTGGGTGGCTGTCGGCAAAGACGTCGACCTGCGACCGGGTGTGATTGAACCTGAGGCCAGTATGCAGCTCATTGATCGTAGATTTCAAGTCGGCCACCTCACGGTGGAGGGAGCCGATCTGGTGCTGGGCTGCCTGCTGCGAGTTTTGCTGCTGCGTCAGCTTATGCTGCTCGGGACTTTGATTGAGGATGTGGTAGGCGACATCGCGTAACGAGATCTTCTGGCCGTTCTGGGTGCGCAGGTTCAGGTTGTTGACGATGACGTCGAGGCCACCGACCAGGTCGGTGCGCAACTTCTGCTCCATCGAAACGTAGTTGGTCAGCGCCTTGTCGAGCGTCGTCCCGTGTTGCGTCGCCATCTCGTGAAAGTGGCGTATGCTGTTCATGGTGTCGTGGTCGCCGCGGAGCGTTTTGTATGCGCCGTCAAACTCTTTGGCCATGCGGTAAACTTCGCCGCGGACGCTTTCGGGTGCTGCTGACCACTCTGCTTTACCGGCCTCGTTCCAGCGCCCTGGCGGCTCTCTATAGGGCGCAGTCTCGGGAAGAGGCGCGACGGGTTTTTTCGCAATCTGCGGAGGCTGCGTACCAGCAGGATCCACTGGCGCTGCAACGTCTGCAGCAGGCGCTTTTGCAAAACGCCCGCCCTCCCTATGCCGCTCTTGCGGCGGCTTACGCAAATCTAGCGGAGCCTCGGAGGGTTTCGCCTCCGTCTTCGCCGCTTTGCGCGGTGCTGGGGTTTTCTCCTTTTCTGGGGTATTTGCCCGCTCAAACGCTTTGCGAATACTTTCACGGCGGGTTTCAGGCCTGCCATGGCCTCGATCCAGACCATCAACCGGCTTTTCTGGAGCCTGATCACCCACCGGCTGCGGGGCGTTCACCGGGTTCTGATTGATGGGGACTTCGTTGGCGGGAGCAGATGGCGCAGAGGGTGGCGCCGCCGGCGCGATATTCGTGTCTGACATATTCGGAACCCCGAATTGATCTAGGTCAAATGCCTAGATCGGTGACCAGCCCTATATTTATCCAGTGCAGTCTTCAGCGACTGACGGCGCTTTTCTTTCTCTTCCCGGCTGTCAGTCGCTCTTTTCTTCGGCTTGAACTTTTCGGTGCCAACCTCGATGAGGCCATGCGCCCGACCAACAGCGCGAAAGGCTGCCTTGCTCGTATAAAAGCGGCCGTCGACCTGTTCTGTTGGATCCATGATGTCGCTGATGACGTAAGGCCGCGGCAGAGCACTGCGCGCCGGTGAAAAGGTTTCACGTGAAACCTTCCAACGACCGGGCTCGACCTCAACCAGCTTCGACATCCATCACCCCGCGACGACTAGCGCGCGCGTATCCGCCGCTTCTTGGCCTTGGCCTTCTTTTTGATCTTGCCGTTGGCCTTGCTGGCCTTGGCCATTTTCGCCTTGGCCTTGCTCGCCTTCTTAGCCTTTTTCTTGGCCTTTTTCTTCTTCTTGCGTTTTGGCGGGATCACCTCGGACCCTGGCGGCTCGTTGATACTCGGAATATTCGTCTCAGCCAGCACCGCCGGCGGAGTTGCCGGCACGTTTTCTGGATCTCCACGCATATCAATCTCCCTTGGGTTAAGTTTCCTACCACCTGCCAGGTATTGCATACATTTTGCGACCAAACTCCAGCGCACCTGGATCTCCAAAGTCTGGCAGATGGAAGTCGTTGTCTCTGTAGAACGTGTCGTACCCGGTAAACCTAAGCGCAATGCGCTCGGCAGGCATCTTGTAATTACCGCGGCGCAAGACTGCCGCCGTACCTGTGAATACAAACTGGCCGGTGCCAACCGGCAGGTTTCGGATCCTGATGAGCCCAGTGTCGCTGCCGCTGAAGACAAACGACACCGGCGTGGCGAGCAGGACTGCGTTGGTGTGATAGACGAGACCGGCGCCGTAGCCGGTGAGCGTGAAAGCGCCAGTGCCGGCGGCCAGGGTCAGCTTCCTGACCTGGATCAGATTGGCAGCATTGCCGGTGAGAACAAACGCACCAGGCGCCGCCGTCAAAACACGGCCGCGAAGTAGGCCAGTACTGGTGCCGGCGAGAGTGAACGCCGCCGCCGTTACCGACAGCCTGCGCGCAGCTCGCAGTCCGACAGCCTGACCGGTCAGGATAAATCCGCCGACCGCCGCCGGCAGCGTGTAGTGGTTGACCAGCGAACCGTAGACCAGGCCAGCGTCTTTGCCGCTGAAAACGAGAGCGCCTGTCGCAGCAGGCAGGGCGCGGCTGCGTACGAGGTTCGGATTATAGCCAGTGAATAAATGCAGCGAACCGACCTGCGATGCGTCGATCCTGCGCGCAGCTCGCAGGCCAGTGCTCGTGCCGGCGAGCGTGAACATGCCGGTCGCCACCGACATTCCGTGCTTGGTGATGAAACCAGTGCTGATGCCGGTGAGGGTGAAAGCGCCTATTGCGGCTGACAGGACGCGCGCAGTGCGCAACGCAACAGCTGGCGCTGCCAGAGTGAATGCTCCCGTCGCCGCCGTCAGCGTGTACGGCGCGCCGCTAACCGCCGGCGCAGCTGTCGCGCTGACCTGAGTGCCATAGACCGTGAACTCGAGGGTGTTGGTTTCGTGAACCAGCACACCGCCGTTTGGCGTGGCGAGAACATACTGACGGCTGACCGCAGCCGGCGGCTTTGGCGTGTAAGTTAGGGTGGTGGCAACGCCAGTAAGCGTGAATGCCGCTGGTGCCGCCGGCATTACGGTGGCTACCCGATGATAAACGAGATTGGCGGCGTTACCGGTAAACGTGAGTGCGCCAGGTGCCGCCGTCAGGACATAGGCGGCAGCGCCGGGCTTCTTACGCAGCCGCGTCGGCCGAAACATCGCATAGGGATCGGCGTAGAGATCGGCTACTTCCTTTGCCGACATTCCCCGCTGCCAAAGCATGACGTGATCGACATCGGCATCTGGAATGCGTGACGGAGGGCCACCGACATACGAGGCCAGTAGTCCACAAACCTGAGTGTTATCTGTCGGACCTGTGGTCGTTACGACTGACGCAACAAGCGCACCGTTGACGTAAAGAGCCCACTTCGCACCGTCGAACGTACCGACAACGTGATACCAAACCTCAAGACTATGAGTGTTTGGATCTGTGACTGCTATTCCATTGTCGGTGGGATTATACGTCTGAAATGTAAAGTTTCCGCCGTTGGAGCGAAGGACGAGCGGTTCAGTCGCACCGTCATAACCTTTTTGAAAATAAGTACTCCATGTCGCGTATGAGTGCTCTTTTGTCAGCGCAGAAACAGTGACCGGTCCAACCGCTTTAAAATGCGGCATCGTACCTAAAGCAAAAGACATGCTTCCGGCTGTGTGATAGGCCCAACCACTCGGGCCGGGGAACCACTGGTTAGACGACATCCCGGCAACGCCAGCGCCGTGCGCCTCGCAGCCAGACGAGTCGATGGCAGTGTTGATTGATCCTTCAGCAAACAGCCACGCGCCCCTCAAACCCTGCGCGAGCGGATGCCCCCTCTGCAATCTCGGGAAGGGGGGCTTTGCTATCGGCATTTACAACGCCGTGATGTTTGAAACGTCCGCGTCTACAGTTACGTTTGAGCCGCCAACATTCTGGCCAGCGATAAGACGAACAGCGGCAACACCCGGCGGAATCTCGACAGAGAAATCACGAGCAAAGTTTGAGCCGTTAGTGTCCCCCACCATTGGGCCACCAAACGCCATCGCCAGCGTTGGTGAACCGGCATTCCAGTTGTTAGCCACCTGCACCTGAACCTGTGCTGGCGTCGTTGGTCCTGTAGTGCCATTAGTGAGGCGGAAGTCTAACTGCGCGCCATAGCCACCAGACAGGTCAACCCACGAACTTGTCGTCGGCCCCGCGCTCGCCGTGAGCACCTGCGCGGCCCAAATAGAGGTTCGTACTTTTGTTGCTGCCATAACTGACCCCTCAAGGCGGTAGCGGTGTGACCGGCGTAGCCGGAATAATCCCGGCCTTCACAAGATCGTTTGGTGTTATGGCAACCGGATACCCGGCCGACTGCCACCACGGGATTGTCGGCGTGTCATACTTGTCGGTGTACGGCTTGAGATTAGTTTGCGTTTTCGAACCAGCTGGGAAAGTTATCAGCCACAGCGCGCGCATGGCGCCGCCGAATGAGAAGTCGACAGTCGCAATAGCCAGATTTCGCTGGATCGGTGCCTGCTTTATATTGGTCAAAGCATCGTACTCACCGCGATCAGTGCGATTATAGATCTCGCTCGACGGCACCAGCATCTTGATCGCCGGACCGGTCGCCGTCTGCGCGTTGACCCACATCAACTTTTGATCGTTGGTGCCAGCCGGTGCCTGCGCCCACTTAGCAACCAGTGCGTCATAGTAAGCCATGTGTCACCCCTAACTCAGCGTGATCATCGGATCGATGTAGATGCCATTGAGCGAAGCCTTCGCCACTTTCGGATAGACCGTAATCAATCCGGCCATTCCAATGGTGCCAGTGGTGATCGTCTGCTTGAAGCGCCACATCGCCTTGAACGTCGCGCCACCATCAGTCACCGTTCCACCATCCACGGCGGATGCGTAACCACCCGGCTCACTGCTCGCGCTGGTGCCAGCAGTCGTACAGACAAACAAACGCCCGGCATTAGAAGCAACCTTCCTTATATCGCCTACACTGTAAGCGGTACTGTTTGCGCGCGACGTTGCGCAATCCCACGCTACCGTCGATGCCGTCAGTGCTGTAGCGCCACCTAATGGCGATGGTTTTGTATTGCGGTGATAAGTGCCGGTTGGATATGAAGTATTCTCCAGCGCCTCAACATCGAACCAGACATCGTCATTATTCGGCAGCGCAGAAAAGTCGCGCGGATCAGCAATGCCTTCGACAGCGACGTTGACGGCAGCGCCGGTTGTTACATTCCAGATTGACAACGGCAGCAGTTTGAACTGGAAGTGCCACAGATTGTTGGCGTTGGTGGTCACCAGCCACGAATACGGAGTGCCCTGCGATGCGCCACTGGTTCTAAACACAGATGCTACGGTATGTAGCTCGCCACAATAATCGTACAGATCATTCTTGTAGTTAGTCGCACCGCTGTCACAGTTGATAACATAGATTGAATTTTGCTGCGGACGCAGCGCAGCGGCCACTGTGAACAGACCTGTAATCGCCGGAAGTTTGCAATCTTTAAAAATGAACAGCATGTTGCCGTTGCTGTTACTTGATGCGAGCGTCGTGCCGGAAAATGCACTGAAATCACATCCTTCAAATATCAAATTGGAGTTGGTCAAACTTGGCAGAAATAATTGAGAAGGTGATCCGCCGGCAAACAAAAAAGTGCAATTTATAAGTTTTTTCCACCCGCTAACGATAGGCGACTGCGCTGCGTTTTCGCACGAAAACACACAATTTTTAAACTCTTGATAGGCTGAACCGGCTGCCTGAAAAATCCTTTGTAACGCATTTGTCCCCCGGTTCACGAACGAGCAGTTTTCAAACAAGAAAGTATTGGCACTCTGCGTCAGGATGGCACCGGTTGTTGTGCTGTTGCCGATAGCGCAAATGACGTATAGCCCGTAAATATGTCCGTTACCGTTAAAAATAACATTCGCATCCCCCGACACCATTCCGCCGGTCGCCGTTCCGGTTTTTAGATCGGCAGAAGTCGGAGACGCCTTGGTATGGTCAACAACCCACAGATGGTTTGGCGTGGACGTAGTGCTGAAACCGGGGAAGTTAAAATTTAAATTGGTGGTAGAAGTAAATTCCGTATGATCGTCGCCAACAAATACGTTGTCAGTACCGGCCACAATTGGCCGCGCCAGACACGCGGCCAGCGTCAGGTAGGCATTGGCCCACGACGATCCGTTTCCCGCCCCGCCTGCTCCGCTGGCGCTGCTGACAAAATAATTCGCCATCGATGACCTACTGCAGCGTCAGCACACCGTTGGTGCCGTCGAAGTCGACGGTGAAGGTTTCGGTGTCGTTAAGCGTGATGCTCGAGCCGTAATCGTACGAGCCGACCACCTTGTTCGATGCGCTGCTGTTGTAGAGGACAACGTAGCGGAACGGCCCGATCGTGCCGCCCGCCGCGGTGAACACGCTGTCGGCCAGCACCAGCTTGAAAACACCGCTCGATGTCGCCGCGCTCGAGGTGGTGAGCGTGTTGCCGCCGGCGGTGTAGCCGGATCCTGCTGCCGGCGGCGGTGCCACGGTCGTATTCCACACCGTGTCGGACGCAGGCGTCGGTGCGGTATTGGTGAGCGCGGCCTTGAACACGGCCGTCTGCAGGTTGTGCCCCCCTTTCGACACTTCATCGATGAACGTGTTGTATTTGACGAAGGTCGCCATGATCTCGTTCCCCTATTTGCGCGGCCGTGGCTTGTTGCTGGTTCTGCGCTTGCTCGTCTCTGTGTCGGCCGCCGGCTCTGCATCAAACGTGAAGTCCATTGTGTTGGACAGCATCGCGCCGTTGCGCACCTGCACCGGCACAACATCAGCGCCTTTCCAGACCTCCATATCGACACCGGTCGACAACGTGCCGTCCTCTTCGTTGAAGGTTGTCGGCTCGTCATGACCAGCAAACACGATCACGCTGGCAGCACTAAAGCCCTCGCCCTCAACATCGAGCGTGAAACTGTCGTCGCCGATCGTGGCAACGTCTGGCACTAGCCCCGTGACATTCGGCATCACATCCGGTTCAGGTTGGTCCGGTATGTTGCTGCCAATCGTCGAGCCTTCCGGCTCATTGATGCTGGCCATGCTGCCCTGGCCAGCGAGAGGTGTATCGCCTTTCGGCTTGGGATCCTCGGTCATGTGAATGTCCAGTTCTGTGGGGCTGTAGTGACGCCGTTGGAGGTGACGGTCACCGGCACGGTGCCGGCCGTCGCCTTCTTCGGTGCGTTGGTGACAGTCAGTGATGTCGCACTGACGTAGTTGGTTTGATACGGAACACCGTTGATGTTGATGACACTGGCGCGATTGAAGTTGGTACCGGTTGCCGTGAGCAACGTATAACCTGCACCAGAGACATTGCTGGCGCCAGATGCGCCGGTCAGCGTGGGCACAGCCGTCCCCGACAGCGTCGAAGCATGCGAGGCATTCGGTCCCGCCGCGAGCGTTGCCGCGGTTTGCACCGGGCCACTACTGACCGACGCTGTCGGACATTCGGCGCGACTGCCTGGAGCCGATACCAGCGTCTCGGTGCCAGCGCCTTCATGCGCCACACTCGAGCTGGCCGGTACGGCGCCGACGTTGTTAACCGTCGTACCCGTACCAGTGCCAGGATAGGTGCCTTCGGTCCCACCGGCGGTGGTCGCCGAACCAGACGCCAACGCCGCAGTGTTTGCAGCAAACGTCGTCAGCGGACCAGCCGCGCCGTCATCGAAATAGGGCGGCGGAAAATCTTTCGGATTGACGCTGCTCCAGTTCTTTGGGTCGTTCATCGTGTTCTTGGTGAAGTTTGGCACGTTGGTTGGTGGCGTCCCGCCGGTGCAGGGAAAATTGGTTGGCGGTGTCGGATTAGGCGGTGTCACGGTTAGTGCGCTTTGAGCCATGCGGCCCTCCTATGGTTAGTCGTATTGATCTTGCCGCGCCAGGTCACCCATAGCGCCACCGGCAACAAGGCCGCCTGCCGTGAACAGCGGGAAGCCTTTCTTGAGCGCCATCTCGCGCAGTTGCGGGGTGATGGTGACAGAGTGGACGATCGGCGTCGTTTGCTTAACGACATCGGCTTGCCGTTGCTTCAGATAAGCCTCTGCCAATTCCCTGTTGTTAAAATCCCTCAACATGGTTCCGTTCTGATCGCGCACGACCCAAGGGCCATGACCTTCCATGCTAAACTGCGGAATGGTGCCGCCCAATTGAGCCTGCTCAACCCTCGCCCCATGCTTCTTCACCAGCTTATTGACCGTGGCGGGCAGGATTTCGTCATAGAAGCCCTTCATGCCCTCGCCGCCAACTTTGAGGTCAAGGCCGGATAGTTCACGCACAGGACCATGATGCTCGTGCGCCAGCAACCGCTTTTGATTTACTTCGTCGGCAGTCTTGTTCAAATATCTTTCAGCATAGTCCAAAGCCTCACCTTCACTGCCAACCGTGCCTTTCCCGATATTCACCCCGCGACCATCTGGATTTGTAACGTGATACTGATGCTCGGACTGCTCGACTTTTAAGTCACCACGATTAACGTAAGTCAGGCGCGAAAAGTCTTTCGGCGTCTGATCCAGCATCTTTTGCGCGACATCCTTGCCAAGATAGTCTGCTAATTTCTCCGGGGTCACTCCTACTTGTGCAATGACCTCCTTGCCATTGTGGTCGAAGGCGTGAAGGTAATCGTTATTGGTGTAGCGTACCTTGCTAACCTGCTTGCTCAGATCATACCGATCCGCCTGCACACTGCCCGGCGTCCACGCCACCTTGTCGTAGCCCTTCTCCGCCGCCTCGCGGATGACGCGCTTCATGGCGAGATCGGGCCAAGTGGTTTTGAACGGGGCGTCGGGCGGCCCTTTCGACACCACAACTTGACGGTCATGAACTAAATTCCACCATTTGGTTGCCAGATTATAATCACCGCCAGCATCAGTGATCATCTTGGATGAAATGTTGTTTGGGTCTTCACTGATGCCTAATTTGCGAATTTCAGGCATCAGGCTTTCGGCTTCTGGCGTGATTTGTAGGCCATACCCTTCCCGCTTGCCCTTCTGGTGCCAATCGCTCTGCACCTCCTCGACAAACAGCGTCTTCTTGCCGTCGATGACGCGGTCGTTGGTGCGAATGTGCGCGAGGATGTTGGGTTCGTCGAAGTGGGAGGATTTGAACGCGCCGCCAGTATCACCATAGGCATTGATCTGATTATCGATGTAAGCGCGTTCAGCATCTGTCATCGGCATTTGACCAAGCGGCTTGTCGCCGTACTTTGCCTTCAGCTTGTCAACAGCCGCAATGTAGTTGTCATTCGGCGTCGGCAACGTCAGCAGCGTCTCCCGGTAGTTCTCGCCGCCGGGGAGGGTATATTGGGAGAATTTGGTAGGCTGACCCTGTGCAGAAATAATTTGATCAGTAAGAGCCCGATCACGATCAGCAAGTTCACGAACTCGCTCGACCCTTCCTTCTCTTTCCCCCGGACCCTGACCGCGAGCAATTTGCGAACGCGCTTCATTTAGCTGCGTCCTAACCAAAGCACGCTCTGTTTCAAGACCAGAGGTTAAGTCATAATCTGGACTACCCTTCACCACCTCGCCCAGTTGCACCTTGTTCGCCGCGATGTGATCCAGCAGATCCTGCTTGGTCACAGCTCCTGTCTGGTCGAACAGGTCGCCCAGTTTGAGCGTGTTTATTTCTTCCGGCTTCACGCCCGGCTGGTTGCTTAAGAAACCGCGCCACTGCTGGCCCGGTGCGGTGGTCTGCTTGGCTCCCTGCACCGCCTGCTCGACGGCGGAATAGAACGGCGGGGCGTGAGGCGCGAGATCGGCAAGCGCGCCCAGTTTGCCTTCAACACCCTTGATATTGCCGCCAAAACCGCCCGCGAGATCCTGCTCGCCGCTGCTGTCTTCCGCCAACTGACCCATCATCGCAGGCACGCCGCCCTGCTGGTACGTCGCAACATCACGCCGCGCCAGATCGCCCGCCTTCTGTAGCCAACTTTGCGGCGGAACGTAATCGTACGTTGCTGCCGGTGGCTGCTGGCCCGACATCATCCAGTCTTCCGGCGTCAGGCCACCGACAGCGTTCTGCGGCGGCTGCATCTGCGTCTCGTCGGGATAGAGATCCGACCGCGCCAGCTCGCCCATGATGTAGTCGTCGTCAGCCACCTGGCATCACCGGTCGTTGCGGTTGTGTCATCTTGAACTGTGCCTGCGCGCGCTGCTGCTGCATCTTC